CTCAATGAGTTTATCTTTGATAGCTAACTTCTTATCAATCTCTTCTATTGAATAAAGAGAAGGTGAGGTGTGTTTTACAAGTTGCCCTCCAGATGATATATAACAATTAGGAATATTGTAACTTTCGCTTGTAGTTGTCATATCTGGAACTATTAGCTCACCTGTATTAATGGTTACGTTATCACTTATTGTTACTTGACCATTTAACCTAGTCTTTGTTACACTACCATTACCTATAGTAACTTCGTTAGATACATCAGCTGAAGATGGTTGAGCTCCAGAACCTATAAGTGTATTGTTATTTCCTGTTATGGTTGCACTACCAGCACTTTCACCAATAGAAGTATTACCATTACCTGTACAAGCTCCTAAAGCGTGTGAACCTACACCTGTGTTATTAGCACCTTCTACAACAAAAGTTAAAGCATTTCTTCCTATGGCAGTGTTACTATACCCTGATGTGTTTCGTCTTAAAGCATTTGAACCAATACCTGTGTTACCTGAACCTGATACATTGGCTGCTAATACATCAACACCTAACACTGTGCTTTCAGGTTGAGCTGTAGCACCACCACCTTGTCCAACTCTTATGCCATTGACCCACATATCTGCAATTGTAGTTACTGAACCACCATTAGTTAATTGCATTAAGTTAGTGAAGGTATCATTCCCATCTTTAGACATAGTGCCAAACTGTAAATTGCCATCACTTGGAAAATACATTCTAGGATAGAAAGGCACTCCACCAAAACCAAATTTAGAGTAATTGTTAGGGAAACTATCAAAGTTATATACATTAAACTTTTGTTCTGTTTCTACAGGACCTAAATCTACTGTGCCATTATAAACAGCCTTACCATCTTCTTCTGTCCATATGCTATCACCACCTGAACCTACTGCTACAGGCATACGAGCTTCAAGCCATTTACCTATAGCAAGAGTTCCCTTATCTGTTGCTCTAAGTTCATAGGTTGAGCCAGATGGAATTATGTATGTATTTTGTGAAAAAGTTTTTCCTGAAAGAGCAGCTCCATTGCCCTCTGCTCCTAAAGAAGTTCCATCTAACCACATAGTTGCATATTCATTTGCATTGGTACATTGAGTAGATATATTTAGATACAATGGAACATCATTGTCGTTAGTAAATACTGTATCAAAACCTCTATCAGTTACTTTATTTTCCCACACCATCTTCTCTGGAGTATAACTACCACCACCTGAACTTGCTCCTCCTGATACATTAGCTTCAAACCATTCTACAAGAGCTGTTCCTGGTACTTGATTTACAAGTTCATATGTGCTACCTGATGGAACAACAAACAAAGGACTATTAAAGGAAATAGACTCTCCACCCTCTGTAAATACTAAATCACCATCTATTTTAAACTGAACATACATTCTCTCTGTAGAATTTCTTTCAAGATAAGGTTGAACATATATAGGACAGTCATTTGTGTTAGTGTAAACAGTATCATAAGCTCTTTCTGCTTTTTTGTTTTCCCATACCATAGGTTCAGCAGTTCCACCACCTGAACCACCACCTGAACCCTCTGTGAATGAGGAGACCATGTGTCCAGATAAAGATAATGCGTTAGATGGAACTGTAGCTCCTGCTGAATCACTAGTGGCAGTATATAATTCTAATGTAATTACATCACCCTTTTTAAGGTCAAGAATAGAACTACCACTTACACTAAATCCTTTACCTCCTGTAGGTGCAGAACCTCCTCTATAAGGATTAGCAGAACCTTGTATTACCAAATTACCATTTAAATATACATTGCCAAAAAAGTCGTTTAGATTGCCATCAGAGGTTGTTACTTTTGCAGTATAAGATATATCATACAAACCATCTTTTTGAACTTCGTAACCACCATCTTTTAATCCATTATCTGTATCAACAACTGCCTTATCTAAAGCTATTGGTGTGTTTACACCTTGACTTGTAGTTGTAGAAGATGTTAGTTGTAAGTTAAAAGCTACAGGAGGTTGTGCTTCTACATCACCACCACCAGATGTGGCTTCTACTTCAGACCATCCTGCATCTTTCCTAGCATACTGTTTACCATCTTCAGGAGCTTCTTCAATACCACCACCACTTGAACCTGAACCACTAGCATCAACCATCTTAATGATGTAATACAAAGCGTAGTACGGAGGTAAGTTTGCATTAGTTGCTGAAGAACCTACTGTACTAGTATTACCACTCAGAGAGTGAGTATGTGCACCACCTGAATTTGAGTTTTTGTTTGTAATAGTGTTTCCACCACCTAACCAATAAAAAGCATTTTTATTACCCCCAACCCCCCCATACGGCTCAGTAGTTCCTATTGAATGAGCATGAGCACCAGCTGATGATGCTGAACCTGATAAAGTGTGCTTGTGAGATACTACAACTGCATCTTTACTACCACCTTCTGCATCTAAATCATATGTTGTACCTGCTCCAACTACAAACTTATCTCTCAAGTCTGGAGTATCATTTGTTCCATCACAAACTTGCCATCCTTCAGGTACTTCAGGCTTAGTCCACATGATAATTGAACCTTTAGGTAAATTATCATTTGTGTCACCACTAGATGCTACATCTAATACAATAGATACAGGAGTATCATTAGCAACAGTACCTGTAGCTGATTCTGCTTCTAATACTAGTTCTCTGTAACCTGTTAAATCTGATATAGACAGAAGTTTAAATACACCTTGACCATTATCAGATGTTACAGTAAGTACATCATCTACTTTTACTTTATCAAAGTCTCTTAAAGCCCCATCACCATCTGTATTACTAATGTATATTCTAGTAGCATCCTCAAACTTCATTGTAAAGTCCATACCAGCAACTAAATATAAATTACCAGCACCAGGGTCTCTAGCAACATTACTAGCCCATTTGTTTGTATAGTTACCTACAATAGCAACACTAGAACCTTCTAATAAGCTATCTATTTCTTCTTTATCATAAAACTTATTATCAGTTTCTTCTTTTGTATAGGCATCTACAGGAGTTTCAGGTGTTCCACCAGAGCCATAGGCTGCTGTGGTTTGTTCTGTCCCATCAGGGTAGATAATTCCTTTGTCTGTAACTTTAGTTGTCATATTATAGTTCCGAATTAAATGCGATGTAATTATTGCTACCATTAGGAAGAACTGCATACATTTTTTCTGCTGTTAATCCTGTAGATGTAAAATTCATAGTACAAGAATCTTTGCCAGATTCAGCAATAGTAACTGCTGAAAAAGCTGTAACTGCACCACCTAACCACCAACCTAAACCAGAATATTCAATAGAAGATGGGTTATTTCTCATGGTAGTTGGAAATGGTACTTGACCATACATATTAGTAGTATTTGCTGCCATTGCCCAAGCAACCCAATTATTAGATGAACTAGTTTCCCATTTGTAATAATATCTTTGGCACAATGCTAATTGCTCTCCGTATTGTAAATGCTCAAATGGTGTTGCAGTTGTGCCTTCTTCTACCTGTACACCTGTAATTCTTAAATTAGAACCATTAGTTGCTATATGATTTGTTTGACCTGGTACACCTTCTAATACAGAAGAAGACCAAGTACCTGCTGTTCCTAATCTATCAGGACCTGCACCTATACTAAAGTTTAATCTTATACCAAGACCACTAGTAGTATGCCATGTTCCTGATGTATCACCTGCAATAGTAACTGTTTTGTATTCCCATGTATTTGCAGAAGATATAGTATAAGAGAATGGATTAAATCTATTGTAATCACCATTAGCAACTGAACCACCAAATGTTCCTGTTAATGTTGATTTTGCCCAAAAGGATAATGTAATTGATTTAGCATTAGCAGTACCCCAATTTAATTTTCCTATATTGTAACCTTCAATCATTTGTTGAAATCTATAACTGTCAGTACCACTTGGTGTTGATGCTGTTGTTACATCTAAAACTACATGATTATTAAATCCATTAGAGTTTTCTGCCGTAGCTAATATATTAAATACACCTGCACTTCCTTTTCCTCTACCTAACCATCTATCTACAGCAGGAGTAACATTTGTAGAGTTTACTGTAGTTGAATAGTTACCTCTTTGGTTAATACTCATATTACCATTGATGATAAGATTCTTACCTGATTGGCTAGTTATAACATTATTACTTGTATCTGTTATTCCACTAGATGTTATTTTAACTTTAGTTATACCATTTGACTGTAGTTCTAAATCACCACTTGTATCTGAACTTAGTTTTAATCCGTGACTTGAATCTGCATTTATTGTTGTAGCCATATTATAATATCACCCATCGTTGTCCAGAAGGAATAGTAACAGAAGTACCTGTATCAACTGTAATTGGTCCTACTGACATTCCATTCTTATTTGTTGTTAGAGTATAATTATCTGTAATAGTTAATCCATTCTCATAAATTACTCCATTAGCAGAAGCTCCTCCTCCAGAGGACGTTACTACAGACCAAGCTTGGCTTTCTCTAGCATATTGTTGACCATCATTAGGTGCATCTCCTATTCCTGGTACTATATTATCAATAGCGTCTGTGTTAGCTTGTATTGCTGTAGCATTATTAGCTATAGCAGTATCTTGTAAACCTTGTTGTGTATCTATTTCAGTCTTAGTATACACATCAGGTAAAGATAAATTAGTTAATCCACTACCATCACCATATAGAATACCATCTACAGTTAAGTCACTAGCAACAGTTACATTACCTAACGAATCTACTGTTAGTAAATCATGATTCTCTATACCTAACTCAGCTAAAGTAGGTAACTCTGTAATTACTCCTGTTAGACCTGAGCCATCTCCAATATGAACACCATCAATATTTCCATCAGAAGTTATATCTCCATTTACATGTAGATTACCTGCGACATTAACATCTCCAGGAAACTCTGTTGATGATGAAGCTGGTATACCATCGTTAGCTCCACCTGGTCCTCTATATAAAGCCATTAACTTTTCCTATTTAGATTTTGTTTTCTTTTTAGTCTTTACTACAATGTCGTCAATGACATCTTCTTCTATTGCTTCAACTACTGGACTTTTTACTTTTTCTTCTACTAGACTATATCCTGGATGTACTTCCATAGATTGTATATCTAAAGCTGTATGAACTTCCATTGTCTGACCTGAAATATTACATTTATAAACTGCCATGTGTTTCTCCTATTGATATCTTTATAGCCACTAGAAAAGTAGCTATAAAAATATCCCCTCGAATGAGGGGAATATTCTTTATGCAGGTACAACCAAAGCAAAAGCTGAATCTTCTCTAAGCTCTTTAACACCATAGATTGTATCTGAAGTGTAAAGAGTAGACAAGTAATCTTGCTTGTACTGTGTTTGTGAACGCACATTTAACTGCTCTACTAAAACAGCTGCGTCTTTATGACCCATTAGGCAGACTCTGTCTGTACCTTGTGCTGTATCAGCATTTGAAGTAACATATACAGGGATACCATATAAGTTACCAATTTGACCATTACGGATTGTGTTAGCAGATGCTGCTTCACCAACAAAGTCCATAGCTGTATATCGGTCTAGACCCATTAGAGTGTTTCTAGCTGAAGGTGGAATTAAGAAAAATCTACCTGTTGTAGGAACATCTTGGTCATCCATTTTCTGAATAACATTTCTAATTGCAATGTCAGTTAATGCTGCTGCATTAGAACCATCATACAATGTAGAACCATCAGCACCAATATAACCTGCGTCATAGTCAGCAGTACCATCACCACCATTCATGCTACGACCTAGTTGAACCATGTCAGTATCCACTTGTTTTGCAAGTGCATAACCAGCATCGTCTGTGTAGAATCTACGCATTGATGATAGTGCTTGTACTTCTGTGATATCTTCAATGAAACGTGAGTATTCATAGTGTTTATCAATTGGTACAATTACTTCTGTTTCAGTTGCAGCAATAAGTGTAACTGCTGTTTCTGAAGCTTTTAGAGATGCTTCACCTCTAGTTGGTTTAGGGATATGAATTGTATCACCTTTTTTGCCTTTGAAAGACATTTTTTTGAACAGATTCGCTGCAACTAAATTTGCTTTATACGCTGCGATGACCTCGTCGGACCAAATCTCAGGTATAAAAACGGCAGCAGTCGTGTTCGTGACTTGTGGGGTTGGATATGCCATTTTAATTTCCTCTCTATATTGTTTTTAAATGACTCGCCCTTCTTGATATGCTAACATTATCTCATCAGATAATGCATCATATTTGTCTGGGTCTGTCTGCATTAAGTTAATAATATCGCTACGTCGATATTTCTTTTTAGAGACAGGTTCGTTATTTCCTTTAGTACCAACACTAGCTGCTTTCAATTGATTATCTTTATCTATTTTACTAGTCTCTTGTACTTTAGCAATTCTTTCTTGTTTATCAGTCCAATTAGTAAGTAACTCTTTAGCAGAGTCATAATCAAAATGTACTTCAGCTCTGTTGTATAACTCGGAGCGAACTTTAGAACCATTTATCCATTCAGCAAAGTTAGGGTCTTGAACAATCTTCTCTAAGTCAGGATACTCAGCATTCAGTCTAGTCAATGTAGCAGTACGCTTCATTTGTTTAGCTGCATCTTGAGCTTCCTTAATAGCAGGATGATTATCAATTTGTTTCTTAACATGCTTACCAGGGTTCTCAGCGAACTCTTCTGGATTTGGTTCTTCTACCTCAGTCTGTGATTCTTTCGAAGTTTGTGTAGAAATAAAGTCATCAACTACCTTTCTAAGTTCGCCTACCTCTGAGCCTTGTTTACCAATAAGTTTTTCAGCTTGTTGGTGCATTTCTGCAATCTCTTTAGCAGACTTCCCTCTATACTTCTCTGGTAAGTCATCTTCTTCTTCTGCAACTGCCTCTTCCTGTACAACTGGGTCTTCCTTGATTGGTGTAAGCTCTTTCTCAAGTTTTGCCTCTACTGTTTCTTGGTCTTCTACCACTGGTTGTTCAGGTGCAACTGCTTCTTCTACTTCTTCTATTATATCAGCCATATTATTCTCCTGTGCATTTAAGCATTATAGGGAGATAACTAAGGAGACTAACCCTTATTTACCTCTAGTTAAAGTTATTGCTCATTAAGAGCATGGTGCTTCTTCGCCCATTTCGCATGTGCGTCGGGGAAGTCGCCAGATACACCTTCTAACATTATGGAAGGAGCACTAATAAGTTTCTTAGACTCTTTACCACATGTTGGGCAATCTGTTGTTGTAGTGTATTCAATAATCTTATCAAATACTCCACAATCCTTACATTCAAAATCAAACAGTATCTTCATTCTTTAAATCCTGATGTGCTTGTTCTGAAACATCTTTTAAATTAATTAACCAGTTCATGATTCTTAATTCACCTCTACGAGCAAATAAAGTTTTTTCATCCTGTATATCTTCTACTTTAATACTATCTTTTATCTTTTGTACATCTTCTACTAAATCTTTCCATCCTTTAGTAGTAAACATTGTAAATCTATCTTCATAATACTGTTGTAATTCTTTGTCCATATATATATATTATACCATAAAATTAATCAAATGTCAAGCTTTATTTTGTTTCTGTTGCATTTGCATCTTGACTATGTTAGAATTTTCCTTCATATCTTGCTCTTTAATCTTAAGCTCTGCTTCTTTTAACATCAATTCAGCAGTCTTAACTCTACGCTGGAACTCTTTCTCTTGTTCATCTGACTCACTAGGTAAGTTAGTTGCTAGAGCTGTCATCAGTTTAGCTTGTATTTCTTGTGGCATCATCTGAGCATCTACTTGATATTTCTGAGCTTGTGCCATATTCTCTTGAGCTTCTGACTGAGTAAGCTGTAAACCTGCTTGTAATTGAGCTTGTTGCATTTGTTGTTGTTGTGCAGCTTGTTGTTGTGCTTGTTGTTGACTAGCTTGTAATTGTTCTTGTATATTAGCTTTATTATCAAGACTAGAGTTCTTAACAATACCATCTAACAACAATGGTACTACAGGACTGTTAGGTCCTAGTGTTTTAAGTAAGTTAATAAACTGTATTTGTTCTACTTCTTTAGCTAGATTGCCTAGAGAAGAGTTAGCTACAAACTTATAATCTGCTACTGGGAATTGCTCAGGAGCAAATTGCATAAATCTATGTGCTACTTTAGTAATGAATGGAACCAAGAAGTTGTCTTGGAAGTTCACCAGTGTACGTTTGTTCTTTTTAAGTATGGTAGCTAGGGTTACAGAGAGTTCTCCTCCTGTAGGTTGCTTAACATCGCTTTGAGTATCTAAAGTATTAGTAGCTTGTAGTAACATCTTTTGGAATGCTTGTGCAGTTACTAAATTAGACTCTTCTGTTACACCAAACTTAAATGGTTGTAAGATTTCTTGTGGAGAACCATTAGTAAGTATTGTTTTACCTGGTCTAATCTCAAACTTAGCTCCTCTAGGTAATCGTGTTGCATCCATACCCATCATAGGTGCTGTAGTTAAAGCTAGTGAATCTAGGTGTGCTCTTAACTGTGCATCAATTGCTTTCTGCATATTGTAGCCTTTTTCTGCTACTCCTCTACCCCAGAATCTCTTAGGTACAGTATCATCTTGATATGCAACTAATGGTCTATCTTTCATCATATATGGACTTCTTTCTGCTTTAAGAAGTACATCATCGTTACCTATTACGACCATTGCTTCTACTAAATTACCATATTCTTGTAATATGTCTCCTGTTCCTTCATATGACTCTCCATTATCAGGATTATCAATTAATTTCTCTGGAACTAGACCATAATACCTTACAATCTTAACTCTATCTTGGTCATACTCCTCATCTATCCAAGTTTCTTCTAAATCAAACTCAGATGAGGCATTTCCACCTAAATCTGCATCAATATAAACTCCATCTTCTATATTTTTAGCTACATGGTGTGAAGATACAAATTCTTCGATAGCACAACCCATAGCATCGTCAATAGTTGTAGCATTAGGGTCGATAAGGAAGTTTTGTGGACTAATTGGGTTAAGTGTTATAGCAACAGTGTTCTTTTCTTTTGTTCCGACCGCTACTGATTCTACATCATCCATAACTTGTGTAGCTGGAACTAGTTCTTTTTTCTTAGTAAGTACAACTTCTCCAATACCTGTACCATATATAGAAGATAATAGTATAACATCTCCTACTGCTTTGCGTAATCCTGTTTGTTTAAAGCATTGACGCATATAGTTCTGCATATACTGTACATCTTTAGC